CAACTTTGTCTACATTCATTAAGGCCTGGCGGAGGAAGTCGAAAAAGGCCTCTCTCCCCTGAGGAGGCATTGTGTGTACTTCGTGGAGTGGGTGATCAAACCATATCCCATGGGAGACTGATATGGCCGGGCGAATAGCGACTGGCCATGCGAAGGGCATAATAAAATAGATGCGTAGGTCGTAACTCCAGGTTATTTCATTGAATGCATCATTGAAGCCTTTTGTAAACTCCGCCAAGTCGTAACGGGTAGGTATACCAACAACTGACATACCTTGATATGTGTTTTTGAAGACCTTCTGCTCAGATGCCTGAAAGACGTCTACTTGGGCCCCTTCATCAGTAAGGACCTTCCATAGCGTGTAAAGGTATCGTTCACCCCCACCGTGAATGATCCGTTGACCGTCTGATGGGTCAAAAAAGTTCGGGGACATGACTGCTATGCGTAGCCCAGTCAAGTTAGGCACGTTCTGCTACCTCCTGTAGGCTAAAGACTCCGTTTTCGTGGTGAACTCTAATCACGTACCCCTGATCTGTCATCACATATGGCTCCTCCAAGAGTTCTTGGGAGGCATCGTCAGAAATATCGGCTAGGATGTGTTGCTTCTTCTCGTCCTTTACTGCTACAGGAGTTCCCCGTAAAGTGTAAAGTGTCTTGTGTTGCAGGGTACCGTTTTTAATGAAATGGATGAGAGGACCCATCGACGGTCCTGTGTCCTTCTTGGTCTTAGTCTCTTTCTCTTTACGCACAATTTCATCCAAGAATGTCAGACGGCCTTCTTCGATGGGTACAAACGGACGGTCACCGCCCTCTACGGGTTCAAGGCCGAGGTCAGTACGTACTTCATTAATAGTGAATACGCCTGACTTGAGGTAAATTTCATGTGTCTTAGCGAGTTGCTCTCTTTCGCCTAGGTCAGGGGGCAACAGTTCGAATTGGAAGTCACTAAAGTGGAAACCGTAGGCACCATGTACTAGCAGACCGTTGATTCGTGACATGAGGAGGTTTTGCCTCGGGATGATCACAGAGTTTTTATAGATCTGCATCTGAGCGAGACCTGTGCCGGCGCCTATATTGCCAGTTTCTACGATACCACCAATCATGGGTGGCACACCGTGTGCACGATACACCTCGTCACGGTTTGAAATTCGGTACTCTTTAAAACTACCGTCCCTGACATCTCTCTGGAGTTCCTTGAACATTATATCAGGAGGTGCCTCATCCGCCTTAGCGGGCGGAAGTTGCAGAATCAGGGTCTTGTGTGCATTCTCCGGCCCTTTGAAGGTACTCGAGAAAAACTCTTCAATCAGGGATCTTGTTTCATCGTCGTAGTCGACATTTTTCATCACTATTGCGTAGGCAGGCACTGCGTATGAGGAAAAGAATGCAAGGTTGTAATCACGCGCAGCTATGTTCCCTACGATGGCGCCAAGCGCGGGTATAAAATCAGGGAGTCCATAAGGGTCCGCCCTTACATGATAGTTCTTTAAGTGAATGACTTCAGTAGCCTGTTTGAAGATTTCTGTCGGCCCTTTGGCTTCTTCACCTGTATCACAGTCTATGGTACGTGTGTCGCCGAACTCTTTAAAGTACCTGAGTTTACTGCCTCGCTTTTGTACAAACATGCTGAGCGAGCTGTGGATTCTCATAAAGCGTGCGGGAAGGTGGTATAGCTTATATGGTATTCCGATCCCGTTATCATTCTGCTTTGTTGGGTGCCGGACAACCTCGATGTAAGCATTACCCAGCGCTTCATAGTCGGTCAATAGAGCTTCGAAGAGTTCCTGTAGTGTTTGGGTCTCGTTTGGGCGGGTGAAAAATGCCTCGAGAATTTCTTTGTGGGAGGCATCACCCTCTGCTTCGCCGGTTGCTCTGATACGCCAGCCCCCACCGACTACATCTCTTGCCTTCGCTTTGACTGCTCGGTAGTGTTCTGTACTCACTTCCAAGAAGTAGCTTAGTTGGTCGGGATCGTATAGAGGTTGAACAATACCACCTGTTCCATAGAGATCCTGGAATTCATCTACGGGTGGTAAAGAGCGAGATTCTGTATGGGGTAATGTAACAGGCCTATTTACGATAAAGCCCTTTACAACCTTCTTTGTATCTGCCATCCTTTCACCACATCCTTATCTTGTCATACCACTTTGACGAGAAGTTTCCGCGGTCGTTGCGTCACAAGGTTGCGCTGACGTGCAGCCCAAACAGCTAGTGCTAGACTGAAGACACAGTCGGTTACTAAGTTACGGTCCTGCAACGAGTAGTACCTTAGCTCTCGGAGTAGCGGCTCAACTTCGGGAATGTCCGGGATCTTCAACTGCTTCCGCTCTAGCGATATGACTAACCCCTCTATGAGGGCATGTTTTCTTTTTTGGTCACTAATTTGATAAGGAATGAAGGGATCTCTTTCCGTTGGGTACTGTTCTTTCCACCCTGCCCGAAGCTCTTCGTATATGGGATCTCCAAGACCGGTTACATCCAACACAATATCGCCTTCGTAGAGGGCGTGACGTGTAAAGATTTGGGCTCTAGTGAATTCCCATGTTGACTTATGGAAACGGTCGAAGGCGACTAGCTGCCATGGCTCTTCGGTAACATCGATTGTTATGCCAACTGTCCAGTCTCTTTTCTGTCCCAAATCCCACCCCGTAATATACTTACGGTCCGGCTCAGGTGATTTAAGTCCTACGGCACCTTCGAAAGCCTCCTGGAGAACCCCTTCACGGAAGACGGGCTTACCGGAGTCAATGAAGTTCGTCTCGAACTCTTGTGCGAAGGCCGACTCTGAATACTGCTTCTTTGTCTCTTCGAGCCAGTTAGGGTCGTTCGCGAACACTGGGCACATATACCATGGCACTCGGTGTTTCGACCATCCCGTACCTTCCTCCCAGATCCGGTAGAACTCACCTTTACGCCCGAAGGGTGTTGAGATCACTGTTAGTGATCCGCCATGTGAGATCGACGGTTGTATGGCTTCGAGCATTGCAGTGTCACTACCCACTTCAAAGTGGGCGAACTCATCGAGGTATACCCCCTGTGCCGTATAACCACGGACTGTACGTGGGTTGTTCGGGAGGCATACGATTTGTGACCTCGTAGCGGCTATAGTTACCTGTGTCTTAGTAGTTGGATGTGTAACTTCTATTCCGTTGTCCTGGATCATTTCCATAATACCAGCGAGTACCTTCTTTGCCTGCCGTTCTGACACTGAGACAATTAGGAAGGTACTCCTAAAAGAAAGAAGCGCTTTCAAAAGCGCATCTATTTGGATTGCTGTGGTGAAACCGACCTGACGAGCCTTATTTACTATTCTAAAACGTGCGAAGTCGGTGAGGAAGGCCTCCTGATAAGGGTAGAGGCATCTAATCTTCTGACCCGTCAGGACCAGCTGAGGACCTTCCATTCTGTTCACCTTCTTCATCACTTACAGGGCTATTTTGTGAAGAGATACCGAAGCTACCAGGTCCGCCCGAGCCCTTGAAGAAAGACCTTGCGAGCTCGAGGTACGCTGCTGGCCTTGACTCAGGCGGTAGTGAGTTGAAAGTGTTGGCAACCAGCAGGTTGATGTTGACTGCAGAGTTGGCCTCGGTAGTTTCGTCTCGGATGAACTCCAGCCAGTCGAGCAAGTCTTTCTTGCTCCAGCGGTCAGATTGCATCTTTTGCTTGACCACTTGTTTGGCAATCCGAATTCGCTCAGCTTTTTGAGCGAGTCCAGATGCTACTGTCAGTTCGTCCACTAACGACTGGAAGTCGGGATTTCGGATCCACCTGTTAAGGGTCGTTATTGAAATGTCAAGCATTTCACTGACCTCTTTATGTGAATGCCCGTCCGCAAGGAGTTCAGCTGCATATCTCTGACTAGATGTAATACGTGCCATCGCTAGACACCTCTCTTCCAAGCTACTCCCTATTTATTTTACTCAGAAAAGAGGTGTTTTGTCGTATCCTATCTGCTCTTATTTTAAGGGATTTTTCTGGAAACGGCAAGGGGTTACAAATAAAAAAGGCGGCCCGGGGAGGAAGGCCGCCTCTTTGTCAATGGATAGGCTGATTTAACCTGACAACAGGTGGCGAAGACCCTCAAGACGCTCTAGTACTTCAGGTCTGTCGCTATAGATGTCCGCTAGTAGGTCTACTAGGAACAGCGGGGTACACACCGCTATCTTCTTGCTACGAATCAGTTTCTGCAAGGTCGTTAGTGTGAAAGGTGCTTCAGTTCCATCGTCACACTTTAATAGTACAACACTACCATCTTCTGACCTGCTCTTGACACTAGCTACCGTCACACCTTTGGTCGTCTGCTTTGGCCATACATAAACTTGCTTTGGCTCCTTAGCAGATGGCGCCGGAGTTTGCTCGTCAATATCCTGCTCCTCTTCCCCAGTACTACTGGGTGTACTGGGAAGAGCAGGAGTAGGCACGTTTATCTGCCCGAGGAACTGCCGCGCCTCGTCAAGATCAACTCGTGTTCCTTGTGGTGTGTTCTTAAGTGGTAGCCCTTTCTTCGCCCATTGATAGATTTTCTGTTGGGGTACGCCGAGCAACTTCGCAAGCTCTGATGTGCGTAATAGCTCACCCACTTATGAACTCACCTCTGTTTTTATTATACTCTCTCTTTGGTAAAAAAGCAAGCTGCCAATTAGCAGACCGAGTACCCACAATTGAGACAAGTATGGCAGCCTTCTTGGTTGATAAAGGCTGCAACACCACAAACGGGACACAATTCAGCACCGACAAGCTTATCTTGTAATGTCATTGGTGTTTCGGGTTCTTCCATATGTTTACTCTCCCCGGAAGACTTTTCGACCGACCGTAGGAATTCCGCTACGGCGTCAGGTACGGACCGTACAATATGGTTTCCAGCACGGATAGCATTTCTGCCACCAATTCCTTCTAGCTGAGCGATGACCTCATAGAGAGGTATCCTGTAACGAAGTGCAAGACTTATCAGACGTGCGATCGCCTCTGTCAGAGCAGTTACATCTGAACCTGCTTTCCCGATGGTCACAAAGACCTCGTACGGAGCACCTTCTTTTGTCCTATTCAGCGTTACATAGGCCTTTCCTAGCGGCGTCTCAACACGGCCTGTCAGACCTTGGAGGAGTTGGGGTCTTGAAATAGGTCCTGCAGCCTTCTCCTCTTTCCTCGGCTCGGACTCTTTCTTCTCCTCAACCTTTCGTAACACACCTTCGCGAGAACCGTCCCGATAGAAGGAGATTGTTTTGAGTCCAGCATCATATGCAAAGAGGAAGGCATCTTCTACCTCTTTTGGCGTCACTTCTTTTGGTGCATTGAGGGTCTTAGAAATCGATGCATCAACCCATTCTTGGACAGCAGCTTCTACGAGAATATGCTCTTTAAGTGTGACATCGTGTGCTGTAACAAAGTAAGGTGGGATCGTTTTTCCGGGGTTTGCCTCTTTCCATGCTGCATAAGGTGGGTATACTACTTTATGGACACCCATCCGGTCATGACGCTCGTACTCGAATGCAAATATGGGTTCGATTCCTGAGGAAGCACCCGCTACAATCGATGTCGTTCCGGTTGGAGGCGCTGTTAGGAGAACACAGTTGCGCAGGCCGAATCGTTCTATTGCCTCGCGTACATCTTCGTCCAGTTTCTGGAGGAATGGTCTCTCGAGCATTTTGGGCTCGTATGCTGGAGCCGGCCCGCGTTCCTGAGCGAGAAGTGCACTTTCTTTATAGACAGCATTTGCTATTGCCCTGTAGAGGGATGATATATCTTTTAGTGACTCCTGGCTACCGTAGCGGTGCTTGCGTTTAATGAGTAAGTCGGCTAGGCCCATTGTTCCAATGCCAATACGGCGGGTAAACTTTTGTGTTACTGCTATATTTAGGAACGGGTAGCCGCTTAAATCAATTACATTGTCTAGGATACGTACAGCAGTGGCAATAACATCTATGAACAGTTTTGGCTGAATAACACCAAACTCATCACTAAGAGCGTTAAGGTTTAGGCTTCCGAGATTGCAAACTCCATCCTCAGGTAGTATTTGTTCGGCGCATGCATTGCAACCAGTCAAGTACTCAGTTTCGACGGTCCTGAGAGCATTTGCTCTGTCCAAGAATATGAGCCCCGGTTCTGCCGACGCCCAGGCCGATGTACAGATCTGAGACCAGAGTTCGCGGGCCTTCACAGTCTTGTAACCAATGACTGGATATCCTTTTTCTCTCCAGGCGGCGATATTACCGTCCCACTCTGCGTCATACTTGGGGTGTGTAGTGTCAGGGAAGACAAGATCCCAAGTACCATCATTCTTGACTGCTTGAATGAAAGAGTCACTAACAGCGACAGACAAGTTCATATGTTGTAATCTGGAAGTGTCCCGCTTGACATTAATATACTCAAGGACGTCTGGGTGCCAATCATGGAGGAGCATCAACAAAGCTGCTCGTCGGCTGCCACTTTGTGTCAAAGTAGCAACTGCAGAATCAAACGTCTCTAGCCACGCAACAGGCCCTAGCGTAATACCACCTGTTCCGCGGATAGTCGCACCATTTGGTCTGAGGACAGATAGTGTAATACCGACACCACCACCTGCAGCTGCAATCACGCAGAGTCGTTTGAGCGTGTCAAGGATCGAAGCTAGTGAGTCTCTCCCATGTTCTTTGTTGTTGGGTTTGAGGCCAATATGAAAGCAGTTGAATAGTGTGCTGGTCTCATATTCGGCTCCAGCACCCCGAATCACACGCCCGCCAGGGATAAAATAGCCTTCGTTAATTACGTTGAAGAACTTTTCTTCCCACTTCTCTTTTGCCTCAGGACTTTTTTCTACCGAGGCAAGTGCCCGCGCGACTCTTCGTGCAACTTCAGACCACGAACTCTCCGACGGTAGAAAATACCTGTCGCGTGCGACCTCCAATGCATGCCCTGTTAGCGTAAGCATCCTCACTGAAGACCCCCTCAGAGTGTTATTTCTTTAAGGCTACCCCAACTAGGGCCGGCCTCAATCTCTACTGCGAACGGGAAGGTAACTTCGTTGCGGAAGGGAACATCTTCCATGACTGACTTCATCAGGTGTGCCGTCTCTTCTACACGGTCTTCACGGGCCAAGACTACGATTGAGTCGTGCACTGTAAGAACGGGTGCTGCGATGTTCGGATCGAGAAGCTTGTCCAGTTTTATTAAGGCGAGAAGACACGTATCACTTGCAGTACTTTGTACAGGGAAGTTATAAGTCTGGCTTACAATCTCGCGGTAGGCTGCCTCTGTGACAATCGGAAATCTACGTCTACGGCCGTACCAAGACTCGATCCACCCTCTTTCCTTTACAAGACGAACCTGTTCGTCTCGCCATGCCTTTAGAGCGTTAGCTTGTCCAAGGAATGTGTTTATCAGACGTTCTGCTTCCTCGACTGTGGTATTGTGTTCTTCAGCGACGCTCCAAGCACTACGGTTGTACAGAGTACCAAAAACAGTGAACTTGGCGATTACCCGCTGTTCTTTTGTATAGTGTGGTCCAAAGATTTGAGACGCCACGAAACCATGGATGTCTCTGCCTTCGCGGAACATCTCCGCGAGCCACTCGTCCTTGGATAACATTGCAGCAACTCGCAGTTCCAGCTGTGAGTAGTCTGCTTGGATAAGTGTCCATCCAGGCGGCGCTACAAAAGCATCTTTGACGTGCAGTGGGTCGTCATCACGGCTTCTTGGGATGTTTTGCAGGTTCGGATTACTACTTGCTAAACGGCCTGTAACAGTACCAATAAGATTGTACTCTGTATGCACCCTATCATCGGGTCCTATATGATCCAGGAGCCCCTCTACGTAGGTGGAGTACAGCTTGTGTATTTTTCTATACTCCAACAACTTACCAGGAAGCGGATGCAGCTTGACTAACTGTTTTAGAGCTTCTTCATTTGAGGATTCCTTATCAGGGTCTTGATCCTTAACAGGTGGTACAGGGAGCTTCAGTTTATGGTAGAGCACATCTGTGACCTGTTGCGGAGACCTTGGGTTAAAATCCGGTACACCTGACAGGGCAACAAGTTCCTTTTCAAGAGAGGTCAGTATCATTTGGCCAGTCGTTTGCATCTCTGCCAGTTTTTCTCTCGAAACTGGGGCTCCACGAAGCTCCATCCGAGCAAGCACAGGGACGGCTGGTTTGGTAATCTTTTCATAGACCTGGTACAGCCTACCTTCTTTTTGAGCCCTTTCTTTCAAGAGAAAATAGAGTCTGTAGGTCATATCTGCGTCGATACCAGCGTACTTTGTCAATATTTCCTCTGGTATCGCTGCGTAAGACGTCTTCCGGGTAGGTAGAAAGTGATGGAGCTCTTCTTCCCAGTCAGCAATGTTGAATTCCTTTGTTGCTACATATTTCAACGAGTTTGTCCCACGGCGCTCATCTAGAAGATGACTTAAGAGCATCGCATCTTCCCCATACCTTATGGGCGCCCCAATATAGACTGTCAGGTGCTTCGCGTCGAATTTCAAGTTCCACCCTGCGAGTGTTGGTCCCGGCTCTGTTGCACTCAGGAGTTTGAAGAGCGCGTCCTTAACAGCAGGGTCTTTCAGGACACTCCGTCCTAGTACAACGGCACGTCCCTCGACCCACGAAAATTGCACTGAGAGTAGTTCACTTGTTAGTGGGTCAAAGCCAGACGTTTCAACGTCGACACTGAGCAGCGGTTGGCTTTGTAAGGACTTGATAGCCTGGAGAGCTTGATCAACATATTTACACCAGACGACCTGTGTGTCCGGGACTCTTACTAGAAAACGATTTGCGGCAGCCTCACCCCTAGCGGACTCAAGGACCGTCTTTGCGCGCTTAAAGTCCGCTACAAGCTCTGGGTAGTCAGCTACATTCCTAAGGACTGCTGCTGGATGCCACGTAGGTATGACATACGCTTTATAAGTGTCTGACCAAAAGACCTGCCCGCGAATACGAGTCATAGCATCACGTGTGGCGAGAATAGCTCGAGCAGCAGTATTACCCATGCAGACGATCACAGACGGTTTTACATGACCAAGTTCCTCAAGTAAACGACCTCTACAACATTCAACCATCTCTGGCGTCGGAGTAGCATTATTCACCGGTCTGCAGAGACATGTGTTCGTAGCATAGATCTCTTCCCGCTTTAGACCAGCCTCTACCAGTACACGGTTCATAAGTTGACCACTAGGGCCAACTAACGGTTTGCCTTCGGCCAACTCAGCCTGTCCAGGCGCCTCCGCAATGACTACAAGACCAGCTGGGATCGGTCCGGCCCCAGGTACTGCTGGTCGGCCGTTCAGAGCACAATCTTTGCATCGTGCAAATCTAAACCAAGGTGCTTGTGGTTCTTTACCTGTTAATGAGGCGGCCCATCTCACTGTTTAAGTCACCTCCCACACCACTCGTTTACTATCTCTATGTTATGCCTCACTACCGCGTCGTTCTTAGTATCGGCACAATAAAAGTCTACGGGCGGGAAATAAGTTCTTCTACAAGGGAACCCTAAACTACGGTCAAAGGGGAGCCCAAGGATACCGAACCACACTGGAACCGAAGAGTCCGATCCTCTGATAGGCAGGTCCATCGAAGCTGCCTTTTTAATTTCCAACGGGTTACCCCCAAGTCCTAGCAGATGGAGCTCCTTCCCTTGTAGCTGTTCTTTATAGTGTTCTTCTAGAATACCCAAGACACCAAGACGTCCATTAGGATGATAGTCCTCAAGGAGCCGTGGGATGCCGAATGTCTGGACTTCTGGGTAGTTCAGGAGCCTCTCAAAACAGTGTAACCAGTCTGATAGGTCATGTCCTTGTATAACAGCCATAAGACGACATTTCCACCCGTGAGACTGAGCGAATGAGATCCCATTTTCTACCGCACGTATAGTTCCTTCCGAATCTTTCCAGCTCTCCCCCAAAACAATTTCATCTGGGATAATCGTCTGAGCAGCTTTGTCTATTGCTTCTAGTGGAGACGCAAAGCCTTGTTCTATGATCGAATTATCCAGGATGATGAAGTCTCCTGCTTGTTCCCTCTCTTTATAAAATGACGCATAAGTAGGGTCAGAGACTAAGTGCTGGAGAATGAGGTGATACGGGGACGAACCAGCGTACGCGCGTAGTTGGGGTATTGGGGTGATGAAACTGAAGAGCATCTAAACTACCTCCAGTCAACGTCTATGTTGAGCCGTTTTGTTAGAACTTGATCAAGTGTGAGTGCACACAGCGTGGGCGATTCGTTGAATGACTCTACTTTCAGTATGTTCAGTTTTGTTTTCGCTAACCGTTCCTCATATCTTTGTACAATGCGTGGTATATCAGCCTCTTTTACGAACGGATCACCACGTTCTTTCAGTCTGAGCCTCAGGAGTGGTATAGGAACCTCACAATAGATGAGGACTAACTTCGAGGACCACTTAGTCTCGAAAGCCTCAACTGCTTCCTCTTCTTCTTGTGTAGGTGTGTATCCGAAAATAGGCGCATAGACGACTGCGTCGATGTTATTGATATGTTCACAGAGAAAGTAAGGGCCATCCTGGGGCAAATTGCTCAAACACGCATCTGCTTTCTGGAGGCCCTCTATGACGCTCTTAGTAGGACCACCCCTATAGATTGCTCTGCGCTTAGCGCGCTTCTCAAGTTCTTTAATAAGAGTCGATTTTCCTGACGTATCGGGACCTATGAAGGCTGCAAGTACTGGTAGTTTCATCTCGTGATTCCATTGAACACATGAGATCCCCAACCCCGCACCCCCTAAAAATAAGGCGTCAGCTTGTCAAGGAGACGCCACTGTTCTAAACGTGCTTGGTCTATTGTACTCCACAGTTTACCTATTTCGTCAGTCTCTACAGATGGTTTGAAAAGCTCTTCCTTTGGTATCTTTTGGACCTCATCGAGGTCATCTGTGTAAGCGAAGTTTCTATCTGTCACTCTAAATGTAACTGGCCTAACTTTTAGGGCATTTCCATCAGTTGAAATCCAGACAGCTTTGTGCTGTAATGGTAGCGGTTTCTTTGACATTTCGAGGCAGTATTTGACTTGAGACCCCTGACCCAAATGAGACAGGGGTCTCTTTATAGAAACTTCGGGGGGCACTGCCATTGTGATCTGCTCAGCGTAGTTCTTTCCAACGTACAAGTAGAGTGTATATTGCGAATAAGGAGCGGGGAACATTTTCTTGAACTGATCGCCTACCATTCGTCCCCACTCGGGTAGCAACTGTATCGCTGCCTCTCGGATGACCGGGTCCCTATGTGCAACATTAAAGTCGTACGAGTCTATGATGTCGCTCAGATATACGAGCCCGTATTTAGCACTCGAGATCAAGATCACCTTGAAGCGCTGCGATACGTAACCCAGCAGAGCTCTAAACCACGCTGACCGCGAATACATCTCGCCGGCACGCAGTGTTCCCTCGAAGGAATTGGCACTGCAAGAAATGACGGCGACTTTCACTAGAACTTATACCCCCGTTTCCTCGGTTTCGTCTTCAGCCTCCTCTGCTACGGTTGCGACTTCGCTGATCTGAATGCTTGCTGAGAACGTTTTAGCGTCGAGCAGGTCTACCACAGCCCGGAGCTTTTCCAGCTTTCGGAACAGCTCTTCCCTGGTAAACCTTCCCGACAAGGACAGCTCAAGAGTACCTTGCGGAAGACCCATCGAAATCTCTGGTGCAGATGCTGCTTTAGCCACTGGTTGTGACCCTCCCTCTGTTTTTCGAATTCCCGAACCTCTCCCACGAGCTCTTTCAAGGCCGACTTTCCTTCGCAAATACCCTACTCGCTGGTCGGAGACGCCAAACCACTCGCCAAGGACGACGTCATCGTACTGAGTCACGAGTGGTTCGAGAATACGCCTAACGTCGTCGTCAGGAAGGCGTACCAGTTCCTCCCAGTCCGGGAGGTTCGCTGGTCTCTCCATTGTCGGATTCCTCCTTCTTCAGGTCTTGGATGAGGCACTCAAATTCTATCAGCTCCTCATCAGGTTCCAAGATGCTTTTGAACATATCTTGGATTACCTTAGCGGACAACCCCCCCTCATCTGAAGCTGCTTGCTTCCGTAGTCTCAGGATCATTTTTACCTCTGCAATTACATATGGGATCACCCTATTTCCCCCTTACAAGTGTAAGGAACTCTTGACGAGCTTGGTTTGTGTTGTCTCGTAAGACCCCGGTTAAAGCACTTGTGACTGTAGAGGCATCGGCTACTCGCGCCCCTCTTGCGCTCATACACATGTGCACAGCCTCCACTACGACGCCAACTCCTAGCGGATCTAGGGTCTCTTGGATAGCATCTGCTATTTGCTGTGTCATGGTTTCCTGCAACTGGAGGCGTCGCGCATAGCAATCGACTAGCCTGGCTATCTTGGAGAGTCCAACAACCTTTCCTCTCGGGAGATACCCCACACTTACGTGACCGAAGAATGGGAGCAGATGATGCTCACAGAGACTGTAAAAAGGTATGTCTTTGAGGATCACAAACTCATCGTACTTCGCGTCGAACTCTGGAGTAAGGATCTTCTTAGGGTCCTCAAAATAACCGCAAAGTAGCTCGTCTACCCAAGCCTTTGCTACACGCCTAGGTGTATTCTGGAGGACCTCATCATTGATGTAGAAATACTGCTGGCGCATTGTGTCGAGAATGCTTTGAAAGTGTTCTTCTACGACCCTCTTCAGATCTTCCATGCTCTCTTCTCCTTTGGAGCAGCTGGTGGGACTCGAACCCACAACCTGCCGCTTACAAGGCGGCTGCTCTGCCCGTTGAG